GGTTCCGCCTGAAACCACCAAGCACCCGCCTCCAGCCCACCTTCATGGTGGCGGCCGCCTTCGTTGTCATCGGCAGGCCTCCATTCCCGCAACTCCTGAATGAATGGGGTATCCCAGACTGAGCGGTGAGCGTGCAAAGCACCAGCCGCGAGGACAGCCTCAAATGCCTCCAGAATGCGGATCGTTTTGGGTTTGGATTGATGCACCTCCAGAACAGCACAATGGCCGTTCTCTTCGCCGATGATTTGGCGCAGCAGCGAGGGAAGAAAGCGCCCGAGGCCGTTGGTCTCAACGCTGAGAGAGGGCACGTAAAATTCCTCTGCGAATGCCGCCGCTGCCGAACAAAGTTGTCTGGCAGGCTCCTCGGAGACATTTGGATCATGCGTGAGGTATCGCACGCGATGGAGCCAATAGCGTCCCTCTCCATCGGAAAACACAACCGCGACGACAGCGGAATCTCCGACTTGCTGTTCACCGTCGCCCGTTTTCTGAGCAAATGCCGGGTCCCAAAACGCGCTGGCTGACAGCATGCGCGTCTCATTGATCGTTAGAACACTCTCACCGTTCCGTTCCTCCAGGACGAGGTCACCGTCATAGAGGCGCAGTCGATCTGGATCGAGGCGCGCGCGGGTGATTGCCGTTGGTTGCAACAGCATCTGGCTTGCAAAGCGGCTGGGCCCGGTACGGCGTTTCATCGCCGCAAGACGCTGTGGCGTAAACCGTTCGGGCCAGATACTTTCTCCATCCGCCCCCAAGACCGGAAGCTCTAGGCGATGGAAGCCGTTCAGAAAGGGAACGATCTCGCCGACCTCGGTGCGGGGCGTGTCAGCATAGATGGAGTAGTATGTGTGAGGTGTGCCGACAAACAATTGAGTGCCACCAGGAACCTTCACATACTCTATCTCAGACAGGCGCGTGCGAAGGTCTGAGCGCTTCGGCGCGGTATCGGCGGTGTTTGGAACCTCTACATCGTCACAGATAATAAGATCGGCACGGCTACCCGTAATGTTCGCGGTGATACCGCGCGCAACCATTGATGGCTCCCGCAGCTCACAGTCCCGTTTGACCGTAAACGCCTCAGAAGACCACAGGTGTGGACGGGCGGGTTTGAGGGGATAGAGAAGCGGATGGCGTTCCAGCACCCGCTGTGCCATCCGCACCATTCGGCGCGCCAGGGATAGCTCTGCTGCGAGCACCAGAATGCGGAGGTCGGGACACTCTGCCAGAAGCCAAGCACAGAATATTCCAACAATTGTTGACTTCCCGCTAGACCGGAACGCGAGGAGCAACAGGGCCTTCTCGCCTGATCGCCAGGCATCCTCCAGCCAGGATGCGATCTGCAGATGAATGAGAGGGGTTTCAAGTCCTTGGTCTTGATTCCAGATCCACAGAAATTCGCGAAACGTCGCGGGCAGGATAAGAGCGGAGGGGGTGGCTTTCGATGAGGGTGCGTCGGTCATAGTGCATCCTCTAACGTGTCACATGATCCCTCGGTATCTGACACACCGGCAGCCTCCAACCCCCCTGCGTGACTGAGCGCTTTTCGTGCATTGGCCAGCAAATTTTCAAGATCACCGTGTGATTGTTCGTCTGCCAGTGTCGGAGCGGACCAACGATATAGCTTCAACAACAGCTCCAGATGAGCGAGCGCGCTTTTGCACGCGCTGTGAAACGCGGCGAATTCCTTTGCGTCGGCGGGGGCATCAGCGTCAGCGAACACTTGATAGGCGCGGGCAGCACGGCGAATCTGCTGAGGCAGAATGTGCGCCAGGTCTCGTTGCAGTTTTTCTGACTCTTCGTGCATGCCACGCTCCTGTTCCTTGAAACCGATGAGGTGAGATGGAGCGCCGATCTGATTCAATCAGATTGCAAAGCGCTCTATAGCAGATCCCGATAAGGTGGAATCATCTGTGGTGATCCACTCGTTCGGGTGAATCTGCTATAGATTCAACAGTGTAGACCAGATCCACGCGGTCATTCGAATTCTTGTCAATGCGTAAACCTGACCGCGATCTGGTCTAGAGATCCGCCTCAGCAATGAAGTTGAAGAAGGCGGAGTGAACATTGGAATTTGGCATCGCGAGAAACCGGGTTTTAGAAACGTCCTGGAAGGTCAGCCCTTGAGAAATGTCTGTCCGGACAGCACTCTTGATCTGAGTGAGTTGGTCTTGGTTGCAGGAGAGATCCCAGTATGTGAGCGTTGGAACGCGGAATTTTGGCTGATGGAACTGATAAGACAGAGGAACGAGGTTTGACCCAGTCCAGGTAATGCCGCCCGCGCCGTTGGTTTGAGCACTCCCTGGTGGACGGTCCGGCTCATAGCTCTTCTCAAAGAACCGCTGACAGGCTTTGAGATCGTCCTGGTAACTGAGAGCGAAGAAGTGAGTTGGTTCACTGCCAAGCTCAAGCTGCGCTTTAGAAATTTCCAGCTTCTCCGACGTGTTCGCTGCTATCGAGATTCGGGCGGCAATGTAGGCTGGCATTTGGATGCCGAAATCCTTGTTTTCCAGAGTGTCGAGTGTCGCCGTGACACTCACCCGCGCCCAATCCTCCCCAACGCTGATAGCATCCGATTCAAAGACTGTTTCAGGACTGGCTATTGGGAATCCGCCACTCCCGAAATTTTGTCTCAAGGAAAGAGTGACGGTGATGGGCGTCGCACTGCGCAGATACGCGCTGAAGGTCAGGGTTGCACCTGCCAATCCGCGAAAATCCTCAAGCCGCTGCTCAAGAAACTGTGGTGCCGACGCTGAAACCACATAGGGCGAGATCTGACAATATTTTTGGACCGAACCCCCAAGTCCGTTCGTAAATCCGGGTGAACTTGCGATCGGATGAAAGATGCCTTGGACAGTCCCTGATCCGGTGCCGGGATGGTAGAACCATCGGTCGGCGGTGTATCCGGGAGTGTCTCGGGTAACCCATGCACCGCGCTGCCAAAGGGAGAATGATGCGTTGTCGAGCAGGTTTTGGCGTGCTCTTCCGGCCTGGCCGATTGACAGATGCGCTGCAGCGACGCTGTCTGCCAAAGATAAATCCCCCAATCCCAACTGAGACCGTGCGCCGGCGTCTGTCTCCTGCAGGAGAAGCGCTTTCATAAAATCTGATGCTTCGATGCTGGGCGCAGTGCTGCCCGCTCCTCCCGTGGATGGCAGTGTTCCGCCGCTTGCAGCTACTGGCTTACCAACCTCATCAAAGGCAAGGACCATCCCGGCACGTGCCTGGGCCGGTGGCAGTGTCAAATCGACATCATTGTCGGATGGGTGTTTGCGCAGTGCGTCGCGACTTTGTGCATCAATTTGCTCAACGACTTCTGTGAGGCGTTCAAATCCCTCGTTCAGAGCGGCGGAGCGGAGGATCGTGCCCTCCTCAAATGCCGCGCCGCTGCTTATCTCCATCTCTCGCCAGATCGTGATCCTCACGCCGTTGGATGGTGGGACATCAAAGATGACCCGTTGTTCCGCCGTTCCGAGCGCGACCAAACTGTGGGGAGAGGCTGGCAGATTGTCGGCGAACCGCACCTGAAGGTGTTCTTCGGCAGAAACGGCAAACGGAATTGGGAAAACGGTTTGCGTTCCGTCGCCCAGGAATTGGACACGCGGTCTCGTATCCCCGATGACTGGATCGGACATGGCAAGCTCCAGAGTTTGTTGTCACTGATTGAGGGCGGGATCAGTATCCGGCGATACCGCCGCCGGTCTTCATAATGGTTTTCGCGAGCCCCATGCGGGCTGCAGTCACGCGTTCTTGCTTGGCCAAAAGATTGGCTCGCGCAGCAATATCTTGCTGACGTGCCTGGTTGCGGAAATTGGCGAGAGACGAACGGCGAGCAGTTGTTGTGTCTTCAATGAGGCTCTTCTGGATCGCGAGATGCGAGCCGCCGCCACCTGTACCGCGTCCGGCTCCCCGTGCGACAGCTGCCGATTGGGCCCGCTTTAGCTCTCGGGATTGATGCGCTGCGCGTTGGCGTTGCTGAGTATCAAGCGCCTTCACGTTTGCTGCCGCTTGTTGTTGGGCTAATGCCAGATTGGTTTTTGCTGCACGCTGCTGACCAAAGCCTTGGGCGATGTTCATCGCGCCCATGCCGAGTGCAATTGGATTAAAGCCACCCATTACGTGTTCACCTTCAATTCCAGAGAAACAGAAAGAAGCGCCAATGGCATCGGCTGGTCTTGCTCTATGCGCCACAGAGAAGACAGTGCGTCCGCCTGCCAGCCAAGCGCTCGAAGCTTGATATCTGTGGTCCGCGCTGGCGTTGGTTGACCAGTTGCATACGTCCCGATGTGACGCAGGGGAGCGTCAATAAATCCATTGCCGAGATTGACCCTCAGCGACTTTGTTTCAGTGACGCGAAAGGTCGCCGAAATCACCCTGAAGGGAGGGCCAGACGCTCGACCGCCTCCGTGCTGGACCAAGGGCAAGGGTTCAATGATGACAGTGAACGGGAGGCCCACTTGGGTTTCAAGGGCTGCTTGGTCCAGTGTCACTTCGCCATCAATGACTTCGTCTCTTGGTGCAACGCTGCCATCTGCGACAATGTCGACTGTCATCCCGTTCAAATGCTCCAGGCCAGTGCAGGCAAGGCGTGGTGAAGACGTGCTTTCGACCGTTGTGCTGTCTGAGAACACCGTTTCGTCGAAGACCTCCAGCAACACGCTCGCTCCGCGCCTTACCAACACGAACGTTCGACCGGAGACGACTTCCACGGCGAGGATCTCACCCTGTGTTTCGTTTAAACTCCAGGCCGTGACCTGCTCCGCTCGGTACATGGTGACAGTTGCCAGCCGACCATCGCTGCGCACCACATGCACCAACCGATTTTCGCTATCGACCGCCAGATCGACGACATCCTGCAGGATGTGTTCTGCAAGCAGACTGAGGTCACCGGCTCGATAGGCCTGCTCGACATCAGCAAAGAGAAACTCTCGCAATTGCCGTCCGTTGCGGGAAACGAAGACAGTCGCGCCGTCGACATCGCGCGGAGGAATCGTGTGCGAGGTTCGACTGCCAATGCGGGTCTGGCGACGAAGCTGTACTGTTTCGGGCGTCAGCGGGTCCCCCGACACCATCCACTCGCCACCAGAGGTAAAGACTTGCAGGTGTCTGCTGGAGAAGACGGCGCGGATCGCGTTGACTTGATCAGACAGGACGGAAAAACTGATCGCCTCATCATCGAGCCCTTCACCCAAATCGAAGTTGAAGAGGTCGCTGGTTTTCGACATCCAGATATGATTGGGCAGTTCTCGTGACCCGCCAATCACAAGGCGATCTTGGTGGAAAGCACAGGTGTTGGGCCAGCCGCGCACGCGGCTGAAGGTTTGCTCCGACCAATCGCGTGTTGCGGCTGTGTCGACAAGTGTGTCTATGGTTTGGATGTTCGCGACCGTCGATGAGGAATAAGACGTCATCCGCAGCTCTTTGTCCTTAATGCGAAAACGGGACAACGGATGGTAGGGGTGAAAGAACGGCTCTGAGGCGATCAGTTGGCCAGATCCGTTCGTGACGGTGGCGCGCATTGTGACAGTGTCGGTGGCAAATTTGTGGTGTGGCTGCCAGATCCTCCCATTCTCCGCAGCCAGGAAGGTCCAGGGTTCAAGCAGCCAGTCTTCGCCCGCCGTTCTGCTGATTTTCTGTGGTTCGATTTCAGGATGGACGACCAGCAGCGTGTCGGCACTCTGCGTCCAACTGAGATTGGCAAGATGAGTGTTTCGCCAGGGCGTCAGCAGCCCGGCTTCAATCAACTGTTCGCCGCGAAAGATTGTCAGGCGCTGGTCGGTGAAGACGAACAGATAGGTTTGCTCGGTGTTGAATTCGAATGAGACAAGCCGGCCGGGCCCGTGGATCTTGGAGATGAAGCGCAGCCCAGGGCGGCGGCGCACGCCACCGGTTGGGGCAATGAAGACGTTTCTGAGCGTGCGTGCACCATTTTCATAGGCGGCAAGGTCGCCACGCCCGAGAAGATGCTGATCGACCTCTCCTGCCGTGAAGCTCGATTTGACGTGTTGTATACGGGACATCATCAGCCTCGCGCATCAATAAGCGGGAAACCCACAAGATGAGGTGCAGTGTCCTGCTGGCTGTCGATAAGCCGCGCCGTCCGCAAACTCTCCTGTGCCGTCCGTGTGAGGTATTCGGCGCGGCTCGTGCTCTCCGTCAGGGGCAAACAGAAATCTGCAGCCAGCTGGTTGATGAGGGCGGTGTCGAAGAAGGCGGGGAAGACGGCTTCAGGTGCTCGAAACAAGTAGGTCAACGTGACAGAGGAACTGTTGGTGTGGAGCCGTTCTTCCACGATTTGATAGCGGACCCCCCGTGCTCGATTGCCGGAGCCAGCGGCCAGCGCGCGTAAGAAATCGGTTGGCAACTGGAACGCGCACGAGAAGGGGCCAACACTTGCTCTATCGAGGCGCGCGAGAGTCGCATGCGCTGTCGCAAACGACCACGGGTGAAGCGACAGAAGCCCATCCCGCGTCGCGCTGTAGAGTTTCGATGCGACAATGGCCTCAGCCGTTCCATCGTCAAAGCTGGAGATGGGGGTGGCACCAATTTTCATGAGCGCACGCGCGCATAGGCCGATGGCGGAAAGGGCCATGACAGCACTCCTCAGATTTTAGGGAACACAGAGACTGGAAAGCTGCTTGCGGGGACCGGCGGCTTGTCATCTGACGCCGGTCCCTGCCTTGTCTCAAAGAGTATTTGAGAGAGAGTGATTGATCGTATCTCTCGCTGTGCGCAGTCAATCAATCTGGGTTTGACTGACCAAAGGCTGTCGGGATTGAGACATCAACAACACCATTGCTGTTGATGCGAACCAGGTACATGGCGAACATTGGCGTTGAGCTGTTGAAAGTCGTGTTCGCAATAATGACGTCACCCACCTGAAGCATTTCAAAGGCATCATTAAAGTAACCTTCATTATCAATAATGCCATAGTTGTCTTCGGTTCTGTAGTGCCAGAGCGTGAAGCCGTTTGCATACGCTAAGACACTCAAATCTTGAGATTTGAAGGCCATTTTTATTTCCTCATTTTCCAGGGGTATTTCCAGAGTCGGGTAGTGGTCTTCGGCATTCTCGAATAGCCGATCAGATACGCTGCGACGTCAGGCCTCCAGGCATGGCATAGCGACAACCCCGGTGGGGTCGATCAGAACAGCGCCCTGGCTCATGGAATTGCTGACGAAGTGAGCCGCGCGATCCCCATGCCAAGTGATGTCGGTCTGGACCTCTGCTCCGGCGGCATGCCCGATGGCCGTCTTGTGGTAGAAGTGGCAGATGCGGATGGCCCCAGTCTTTGTGATGCCGGAATGCGGGATCCACAGGGCGCCAAGCCACCGCTTGGCCTGCGTGCCACGCCAAGGTAGCTCTCCATCACCGACGTAATCGGCATTGGCGAATTCCTCGATTTGCAGGAGATCGGACCATTGCTTCCAGCCAATCACGGCGAACCGATCACCATCATCGGGGACATCTGCCTCCCCCAGCATTTCGAATGCTGCGAGAACTTTCTGCTTGGTCAGACCATCGGTTCCATCAAGGGCCGTGTTGGTGCCTGCGTTGAGCGCCGCGATGATCAGATCATCGGTTTTGCGTCCCAGAGCATAGGCCCCGGCTGCCGCCACAACATCGCGTTCTGAGTGCGCGGTTTTCATCTCGTCCAAGCGGTCGACCCATTCGCCTGCGTAGTAATCGTGCAGGTCGCATTCAGTGGGCTCGTGATCGAGGTTCATGACGGGGACTTGCCCATGACGGGCTTTTGTCATGGCGATCCCTTTGCCGACTTTCTGAAAGACGGTTGTGGCACCTTTCACATCGGATTTGGATCTGACGGTGGGGCGCAATTTTGAACCTTGCCGCTGGTACGCGGCATGGACTTCCAGTTCGAATTGTTTGACGAAAGCTTGGCTGACATCACTCATGGTTTTGTCCTTTGATGAGGTTTTGATGAGCCACGCATCACTGGTTGTCGCGCCCTGAAATCTTTCAGGTGCGCGGCCTTGGAATACGCAGATTTTCGGGAGGGGGAGAGATGGCCACTCGGTGGTTCTCATCTCAGATCAGTTTTCGGCGATCGGTGCGAACCCTGGCCGGTTAAATCGAGCTTAACCGAGCAGACGTACCCTCGTTGGGATGAGCGGAAAGCACCGTGCAGAGTGTGCTGGCACCCGCATCGACTGTCATCGACGGGAATGAGACAATGATATCCAGGAAGACACTGGGGGATCAGATTGACCGGATTATTCGCCGGCGGGATTACCGGCATTTCTGGGAGAACTATGCCACTCAGGCCGCTGCGGGGGTGGACTGGATGGAAGCGGAAGGGTACATCCTCGCGCCGAAGTGGCCGACCAAGGCGCAGCTGGATGCCGGCATTGGGGCCACAACATCAGGGCGCATCA